TCTCTGAGTGGGGAGGTGACGGGTGCTCGGAAAACTTCGTAATCATGATGACTTTCACGCCCTGGTAGTCGTAGCGCTCCAGTAATCCCATAGAGGTAAGGTCCTCCAGGCCGGCATCCACGTTCACGTTATCGCACGGGAACAGCTCCATCTTGATCCTCTTAGGCCTATCCTCCAGGCGGCCTTCACGATCGGCCAGCATCCAAAGGCCAACGAACAGGAGGCGATGCTCAAAGGGCAGCTCAACCAGGTCTTCATTCTTCCAGAATCCCGGCTTGATGTTTCTTGCTCGCATTACGCGGCCTCCGAATCTTGTTCAAAAAGTAGGTGAGTGAATTGCCCATCCCAGTCGCGCCGCATTTGCAGATGGCCTTTTTCGTATTCGGAGTAGAGCCACTTCGCACCCTTCTGGGTGAGGACGACCTTCTCGCATGGGCGATCGTCTCGGTTCAGGTAGCGACGCTCCGTGAATAGCTTGTCTCGATAAGCAGCCGCACTTCTGTAGCCGTGAGGGGTTCTGAGAAGCCGCTTCCGTTCGACCAACAAGGGCTGGACGCGATTCAGGTTGACGCCGTTGAGCATGCGGCAGAACTCGACAGGGGTGAGCCCCGCCTTCAGGTTTTCCGCAAGGTCATTGCAGACGGCGTTGAGGCGATCGGTCTCCTGGCGGTAGTGGTTCACCTGGGAGTTTAGGTCCTCAATGACGACTCGAGCGTGAGGGCTGAGATTCTTGATCCACTGCGGCGCTGAGTGCTGCTGCTCCATTTCGTGCAGTCGCTTAATCACTCGGTGCCTGAGGGGAATGCTGTAACCGGTTACAAGGGTTTCCGTGAGCTCTTTGTCGAGTTGGATGCAGGCGGTGTAGCCGCGGCTATCTCGCTCTTCACGGACATGACGCAAATCTGCGTCATCTTTCAGCGCGTCCAGCATGGTGCGGATATCTCGCAAAACATCGCCGTGGCGCTTGCCAGTGAGCTCCGCGATCTCGCGACTGCTCATGGTTGGCGTGTTGTTGCCACTCAATATCAGATCAGCCATAATCATTACCTCTTCAAGATTACCCGCCGAGGCTTTGCCGAGCCGTTTGAGGCGGGTGTTTTTTTCAGGCCTCTGGCCCTTTCCCCGTAATCACCACCCGAATCTCTCCATCCGGCCTGACGATCTCGTCGCGTTTCAGGAATGGATGTGTCCGGAAGTGGCAGTCATCGATCTTCAGTGCGTCCGCCAGTCCATCACGGCCAGACTTGAACGCGGCGATAATGTTGTCGTCGTCCCGGGCCCGCCGGTTGGGCGGATGGAAGTCGAGGAACACATGAATCTCTCCGCCAGCCTCGACCAGCTCCCGCAGGGGCGTCAGATCCCACTTGCCCGCCTGGATCGTTTCCAGCGAAATCATCTTGCAGGTGTACCGATAGACTTCTGCAGCTCGGGCTTTCTTTGCCCAGTGCCCCCTGGAGTTCGGGCTCAGGGCCTTGTGCGGCCAGGGAAGTTTGATTTCGAGTTTCTCTGGCATTGCCTGCTC